AAAAATAAAAAATAAAAAATAAAAATTAATAATTAATAATTATTAATCATCGTTGTTTAATTCATTAATAGCTTCAGCTGTATTATTAATGAGGCTATTTAAATTACTATAAATATTATTTATTTTATCTATTATTAAATTTAATTTTGATGAAATAATAGAATCATCTGTATATGTATTTTTTAAATTTTTTAATCCAACAGAGGCTTTTTTAATGGATATCATTAAATTTTCAGCATCTTCTATATGATTTCCATTTGTAATAAAAACACTTGCTAATTCTAGACTATTTATAATACGTTCTATAAATTTTATGGAATCTTCTCTATTATAATTATTATACCATCTGGTTAAAGATGTAAAATAGTGTTTGCGATCGACGAACATTTTTTTTTCGCCAGGTATTATTTGTATTGATATTTTATCATTTTCTTTAATTTGACTTAAAATTTCTAAATCTAACAATATATCTTTAAAATTCATATAATAATTAAAAATATTAATTATTTAAATTTTAAAATATCTATAATAATATCATTGTTTTTATTAATAATTGGAAATTCTTCATTTCCATAAATATCATTCAATAACAACCATTCAAATAGTCCACCAATATAAACAAATAAATTTGTAAATCCTAATTTATTTAGCTGATTATATTTTTTAACTAAACTAATATCACATGAATTTTGACCATAAATTAATATATTTTTTTGTTTATTATTCTTTAATAAACTATTCAATATAGTTTCTTCTTGAGATATTGATAAAGTTTTTTCAATTAATATATCTTGTTTATTATTTGGTAATGTATTAATAATAATAAAATTATTATTTTGAATAATATTTTTAACAGATTCAAAATTGACCCTATTTATACTACTGCTATTTCCCATGATATTTAAATATAAATAATTATATTTAAATATATTAAAAGAATTTTAATAAATTATATTTAAAATGTTTTAAAAAGTATGTCTTAAACCCCCCATTTTGAAGAAAAATAAAATTGTTACGTTAAAAGCTTTTAAAATAAAAAAAATTAAAAAATGAAAAATTTTAAAAAAAAAAAAAAAAAAATAAATTTTTTGATTTTGGACATTTTTTTTTGTCCATTTTTCAAAAATTTTTTTCAAGATTTTTTTTTCGTTTTTTTTTTCGTTTTTTTTTAGAGAAATAAAATGTTATCAAAAAAGGTAACAAAAAAAAATTATGAAAAAATGAGATTTTTAAAATTTTCAAATTTTTTAAAAAAAAAAATTTTTTGGGGTTTTTTTGGTTGTCTAAAAAATACAACGTTTTTGGGGTTTTTTTCATATTTTTTTAAAAATATTATGGTATTTGATTTTATATAAAATAATTCATCACATATTTTTTGTGACGCAAAATATTTTTTTTTGGGGTTTTATACAACCATTTTCAAATTATGGTCTTATTTAGTAATAAAAATGAAAATTAATTATATGCAAAAAAGATAATAACAAAAATATGTAATTATTTCATATATAAACACTTAAAATAATTAATTTAAGGGTTTTTTATGATTGTATTATAATACAATAAATGACAACAAAAACACCCAAAAAAACCCAAAAACAATACATTTGTGAAAAATGTAATTTTTTAACATTAAATAAAAAAGATTATAGTAGACACCTATTAACATCAAAACATTTAAATATTCATAATACACATACAACATCTGATTGTAATAAACCTAAAATAAATAAAAATAGTGATATCTCGAATAATTTATTTACATGTGAATGTGGTAAAACATATCCATATAGAAGTTCATTATTTAACCATAAAAAAAAATGTATAATAATAGATAATATAAAATTAATACAAAATGAAAATCACGAAGACCTTAAAGAATTAGTATGTAAGTTAATGAATGAAAATAAAAAAATAAAAAATAGATTAATTGAAGAAAATAAAGAATTAAAAAAACAATTAACCAATAAGGAAAAACAAATAGATGAATTAATACCTAAAATAGGTGATAATATAATTACAAATAATTACAATCAAAATTATAATATAAATATATTTTTACATGAAAAATGTAAAGATGCTTTAAATATAAATGAATTTATTGAAAAAATTCAAACAAGTATTGATTTAATTGATTTTAAAAATCAAGAAAATTTAACAGAAGAATTAAATGATTTAATTTTAGATAATATTAATGAATTAGGTATATTTAAACGCCCATTACATTGTACTGATATTAAGAGAGAAACACTATATATAAAAGATAATAATAGTTGGTTTAAAGACGATAATAAAAATAAAATAAAAAAGGTTATTAAAAATGCAACATCACATCAATATAAAGCATTACATAAATGGATTGATGAAAATGAAGACATACAAGATGATGAAATCAAAAAAGATTGTTTTGCTAAAAATCTCTCATCTTTAGGTAAAGATAATAGTAAAATAAATACTAAATTAATAAAATCGTTATGTAGTACAACTTATTTAAAAGATAAAAATTTGACTGAAGAATAAAAAAATAATTTATTTTTTATTAATCTCTCAATCTCTCAAATATTAAATATTAAAAGTATAATTTATTTGTTTAACTTATGTTTTTACTACTTGATATATAATATATCAATTTCGATTTTTTTTAGTTTTTTATATTAATCTCTCAATCTCTCAAATATTAAATATTAAAAGTATAATTTATTTGTTTAACTTATGTTTTTACTACTTGATATATAATATATTTATTTCTCAAATTAATAATATTTAATAAAAAAGAATAATAATCCTATAAATGCATCTATTAATAATATAATCCATGTACATTTTTGTTTTATATATAATAAATATGAGGCAATTAAATAATTAAATGAATGAATTATTCTATAATTATTCCACCATACTTTATTTCCAAAAAATCCCAAATCATTTTTTTTTGAAAAAATAAAATTCTTTAAAAATGATAATCCAATAACAAATGCTATAATTGAAAGATAATTATAATATTTAGTATTTATATTTTTAACAATAAAAGCAATTATTAGTCTTGAAAAAAAACATCCAAAGATAAAATAATATATTATATTATTCATTAATAATATAATATAATAAGAAAAATTTACGATATTGTAGTAAAAACAAATATATCTCTATATGCAGAATCTAAATTTATATTATATGAAGTTATTTCGCTCACAGAATGATAATAATTATTATCATTAACTATTAAAATTTCGCCTTCTTCAAGTTGTTTATTATATATCGGAATTTGGTTATTGTCATAAATAATAGTTTCACCCCCGAGAATATTATTTCTACTAATACATACCATACCAACTATATTATATCCATCTTTATGAATGCCTTCAGGAATTAAATTTGTTAAGTTATTATTTTCTACATATACTCTTATTTGATGAACAAATATATGATTAACATTATGATTCATAACATTAGAAGCAGTATTTTTAAATATATATATAAACTTTTTAAAATCAACATCATTTAATAAATTATCTGAAATATTTTTATAATATCGTAATTTATTTCCATTATACGAATTATATAACATTGATTGATAAAAAGATGCGTCACCAAGAATTTTAATATTATTATTATCAGTAATATCTAATAAAGAAAATGCTCTTTTTCTCTCATTTTTATAAAAATGATCATTGGATAAATAATTAAATGTATTTTTTATCTTATCATTTAATTTTATATTAGAATTTTCTAGACAAAATTTGAAATCCATGCTTATTTTTTTAAATTTTTTTAAAATATTTATTAAATTTTCCACATCACTTATATAATTATAATGCATAAACGAAACACGTATAACACCATCAGTTTCATCAATATTTAATTTTGAAATCAATCTGTTTGAATAAAATGATCCATTTGATATAATTAATCCAAATGCATTTAATGTATTTACAATATATTTAGAGCTATAATCATTAAATGTGAATGAAAATACAGGTGTTTTAGTCAAATTACTATCGTTGTAATAATTTATTGTTTCTGCATTATTTAAAAATAATTGAAAAATTTCAGTAGTAGATTTTTCATAATTTTTCATATGATTTAAACATTTTTTAATAAAATTTCTATCAAATTGTTCATTCGTATAATTAAATATTTTACCAACATCTAAAAAAAAATCTTTAATACCATTTATGCTCGATAAACATTCATAATTAATACCACCTATTTGTAATTTATTTTCATAATTATTATCATTTTCAAACAAATAATGATTCTGATTTTCTATATTTAAATCAAAATTATTATTTTTTATATATAGTGATGAAATTCTGAGTCCAAATAATTTATAATATGAAAAAACATAAAAATCAACATCTGTATCTTTAACATCCATTAAATTATGTGGCATATAAGCAACCCCATCTACTAAAAGTTTTGTGTTTGAATTAATTTTTTTAATTTCTGATTTTAAATATTTGATATCTAAAACATTACCTAAAATATTACTTACATGTGGTAAAACAATTAGCTCGGTATCTTCATCTATTAATTTAAATAAATTTTTATAATCTATCTTTATATTATTTTTATAAATAGAAACAGACCACCACTTTAATTTTAAATTATTTTTTTGAGCAATTCTTTCAAATGGCGTTATACATGATTCATGATTAAAATCTGCAATAATAATATTGCTATTTTTTAATGTTAAATATTTTTCGATTGAATTGGATAAAATATACATTAAATTGCTACATGAATTACCAAATATAATAGTTCCATTGTTTGCTGTATTGTTTAATAATATGTTATTTATTTGTTTAGCATTATTAATATTTTGATAATTATATGTTGAAATAATATTATCATCAAATGGTTGTGCATATCCATTAATTAGGAATGTTTTCATTTTGTCAATAATATGATATGGTACTTGTGATCCAGCGGCATTATTAAAAAATGTTAAATTATTAAATTTATTAATGGTAGGAAAAAATTTTTTCATATATGATATATCGTGTTATTATTATCTATATATATTTTTTTAAATTTATTTAAATTATAATAATTCATGTAAATGATATAGTAACATCTAAATCTTCTTTTTTAATACTTTTTAATGCATTAATAGAAAGTTCTTCTCGTTTTTTACGTGTTTTATTATTACTTGAAGAAGTAGAATTATATGAACCAATAGAATCGTTAGATTCATTGGAAGAATTTGAATTTAATGATACATTTTTTAATTTTTTATTAATATTATTACGTGCATTCATATCCTCTTCTATTGTTGCATAATTATCTTCAATATATTCAATGATTTTATTTTCTAATGCCCATTTGAAAAAATTTAATTGTCCAAGAGTAGTTTGTATGTATGTATCATTAGTATATGGTATGGTAATTCTATCCCATCTACAAAATGGATCAAATCTTCTTTTTGAATAAGCTTTTAATTTTAATTTATAGTCATCATATACTTTAAATCTTTCTTCTTTTGAATTTTCTTTTATAATATTATATACAATATAATTTTTTTTTGCATAATTGGTTGCAAACCAATCAATTATTCTAAGTGAAATTTTAGATTCACCATTGATTATATTCAACATCCTATTTAAATTTTTATTCTTGTTATAATAAATCATTAATTTTGATAATATAATTTCATTTTGAGTAGTAAATGACATTTTTAATTTAATTAGTCTTACTTATTAGTTTTTAAATTAATTAAAATTAAAATTATTAAATAAAAAAATGAATAATATAATATATTTTATTAAATAAAATTAATAATGGAACAATTGACCTATGATATGGCTAATTTATCAAAAATAGATATATCAAATATACAATATTTATCAAATATATATAATAAGGTATTACGTGAAACTAAAAGTTATCAATTATATGATAACTATCATAGTAGATATGATATAATTTATATATATCCATCATGGTTATATTCATTGGATATTAATACACAAAAAAAAATAAAATTTGCTATTGAAAATAGGTTTAACTAATTAAAAAAATTGATTGTAAATATTATATTAAATTTATATTATAAATATAATCAATAAAATGAATAATTATATTTATAATCATTATATAGATGAAATTTTTAATAAATTAAAACTTGAAAATTGTATAAGATTTAATATTAAAGAGATAAATAATTGTTTGGAAGTATCTGTAGAATTCTTTGAACCTGTATGGTATAAAAAATTGGCCGAAAATACAAAGATAAATGTAATTGAAAGAATGAATAATTATTATAAAAATATAAAAATACACACATATTTTACAAATAATAGCATAAACTATGTTTATTGTTAAAAATATATAATATTTATTCTAGTTATTGTATTTATTGTATTTATTGTA